AATTTGCAAGTACCGATGGTACCTCAGAAGGCACTAAACGTACATTTGCAATGGAAGTGTTTGGAGATGTAGCTCTCGTTGAAGATTATCATGAATTCCCAGTTGTCGCTATAACATCGGGTCCCCACGATGAAGACGGCGACCAAAAAGTCTTTATAGAACCTAGTATTCTAAAAGACAACCTTGAAGCTTTTAACGAGCTACCAGTTTACTTTAACCATCAACGTACCCCCGACGATTTGTTGGGCATGGCTATCAACCCGGAATACGTAGAATTAGAAGATGGTTTACAAGCTGTAAAGCTTATGGCACGCATCCACAAAGATGCACAAAAAGCAAATGAAGTGTTAGAGAAAATAGAAAATGGCGATATGACTCATGTCAGTATTGATTGGCTTTCCAAGGATGTTGACGTTCTAGGTGAGCCATTTGCAACAGACATCCGTCCTGTCGAGGTGAGTTTCATTGATAATG